AGTATCTTGGTTCTCCAGGTACGGCAACAGACGGTTGGACGAGCGGTGCCAATGTACCAAGCGCGCAGCCAGGAATTCAGCTCGTGTGGGGATTCAACCTGAGCAATGGCGATCACCTGATCCCCGGTACTGGCTTCACCGATCGCGGCGACATCGCGACCTTCAGCTACGGCCTCGGCAATCTCGTGGAACTAGAAAGCAAGGTGTTCAGTTCGCTGAGTTCCTCACCAGGCACGTTCAGCGATTCAACTTCCGAATTCGGCTTCGTGGTGACCATGAATATTCTCGATGCGGTTGTCGCCGCTGCAAATTCGCAAAGGCTGTTACTGATGGGAGTTGGCTGATGGCTGATAACGTCCAATTACCTGTCGTCGGCACCTTCACCGTCGCAACGAAAGATTTCGGTGGCGTCCACTATCAGCGCACACTGGTCAATTGGAACAACAGCGGTACGCCGACCGATGTCGGGCCAGCTAGCCCACTACCAGTTACGTTCACTGCATTACCGATCGGCACGAACCCCATTGGCTCGGTGAACATTACCGATATCGTCACGCTCAACACGCCGACGAGCTTAGGCAAGGCATGGGGTTCGACGAACAGCACAGGCGCGACAGGCGTCATGGCTCTTGCTAAGCGCAACGATGCGAGTTCAGCGCTAGGTACGGATGGCCAGAATGTGCCTCTGCAGGTTGGCTCCAGTCACGGACTGAAGGTCGAAGTCGTTGCCGGTGCGCTTGCGGGCCCATCGGTCAATGACAACACCGCCTCAAACTTTACCCCAGGCACAACGCCGGTTGCGCCAGTAGGCGGCTACTACAACAGCACCCTTCGGTCCCTCACCAGCGGCCGCGCCGGCGCGGTTGCTCTGACGATCAACGGCGCGCAGTACGTCTCACACCTCACGCCCTTGGGCGATTCGATGGTGGATGACACGTTGGATGCGCTCAAGGTCACGATTGCGGGCGGGTCCATTCCTGGTCTTGCGGATAATGCCGCCTCAAACTTTACTGCCGGCACTACCGAATTACTTGGCGCCGGGTTTGCATTCGACGATGTCTCGACGAATCTAGTCACCGAAGGCCGTGCCGCTGCCGCGAGAATCACCGGCTCACGAAAGCTCATCGTACAGATGTATGAGAGCGAGGCGAACGCATGGAAGTATGCGGCTCCCGCTGCTGGACTCGTTAGCACGACAGAAGTGACAGCAAAAACTGCGGTCGCGAGCCTGTTCAACTACATCACTGGCGTACAGGTGACGAACTCACATGCAACCATTGGTAGTGAGGTGCAGATTCTTGATGGCACGGCAGGTACTGTCATGCATCGCGGCTGGGCATCAGCCCTTGGCGGCTATGTTGCGAAGTTCGATCCACCATTGCGCGGAACGGTCAATACGCTGGTGAGCATTAAAGAAGCGACCGCTACGGCGACCACTGGCATTCTCGTTAACTTGCAAGGATATGTAGGCGCTTGATGCTCAACCTCCAAGTCATTCAAGAATTGCGCAGCACGCTGAACGATACGCCGATCACCGTCATCGGGCGCACGAAAGCCTTCAACCTCGTGGCGCTGTATCAGGCGCTGGATCGGGAAGAGGCCGAGCAGATTTCTGACAATCAGGCACGCAGCAAAGAGGCGATGCGGGAGCAGGTAAAGAAAGAACTAGAGAAGGCCGAACCAGTTCCAGAGGCCGCGCAGGGCGAATGAATGCTGCTCCTGCTGTTCGCATCATCCGGCACCGGCGCCGCAGTTGTTCCGGATGTTGATGATGCCGATGTCAGCGCTACCATGGCCATCGCAGCCATCATTGCGGCCGGACTCACCGCAGCGCTTGGCGTCTCGCAGTATTCGTACGATGTCCCAGCCGGCTACGTCATCAGCCAAACCCCTGCGCCTGGCACACTGGCAAACTTCGGCGACGTCGTCACCATCGTCATCTCACTCGGGAGTCCCATCTTGATCGGTCGACTGGACGTCAGCAGCAGTGCGATAGGCGCGCTCACACGCCGGATTGCCGAAGGCGATGCCTTGCGCCTCACTCTGCGAGTACTGAGCCCGGATCTCGCGCTGATCGCCCCCACGACCTTGCGGTATCGCATTGACGACTTGAATCAGGGATCGGCGGTGCTCGAGTGGACGACGCTGACGCCGACGGCTACCACGAATGTGATCGTGACCAGCGCACAGAACGCCATGCGCAGTGGATTGAGCGTGGAGCGTCGGCAGATCGTGTTCGAGGCGAGCGACAGCGACGGACCGCAGCGAAAGACCTACGAGTACGACATTTCCAACCTGCAAGGAATACCAGGATGAGCGGCTACAACGCATCGCAAGTGGCGGAGATCTTCAAACCGAAGCTTTCGGGGTGGACGCTGGGCACGCGTTACGAGATCCAGGGCGACATTCTCGTGCTCACCGCGGTATCACCGGACGGCAAGCGCGTGTCAGTTGAATTGCTACCTACTGACCTGATGCTACCGGCTGAAGAACTGATTGCGAAGTTCCTGCCGGTGCTGAAAGGCGAGCGGGACCAGGAGAAGCCACCGGAACCCGAGAAGCCACAACGCCAGCCGGCCAGGGCAGACGAACCGAAGAAGCACAAGTGAACCAGGACGACGCGAAGCTCGGCAAGATCACGAACGAGGTCTACCCGATGCTGGTTGAGATGTGCGGTGACGCCGGCATCGATGTCGCGGACCTCGTCAAGGAACTCGCCGCCAAGCAGCAACTCCAGGATATCCGCCGGGGACTGGTGATGGTGAATGGGGCGAGGACGCAGTGAACAGGCTGGATGGGCTTTCGCCCGGCGCTGACTCAGTTGGCGTCGAATCCAACTGGGGGCAATTGGCCAGTAACTCGTCTATTGCCAGCGCCTTAACCGGTGAGCGTGCATTGCCAGAGGTTGCCCTAGTGGACGGTGACTGCCGCCACGCTCCCCGCATCCAGCGCAGTGATTCTATCACCGACAGGAAGAGGACGCAGTGAACGACGTATCGCGCCGGGGATTCCTGAAGGCAGTAGGGATCGTCTCTGCCGGCGCACTGATCATACCCTCGTTCAGCCTGATCTCGCCGTATGCGTCGGCACCCGGCCTGCTCGGCAGCGTGCGCGAACTGCTCGCGTACGACATCACATGGGACAGGCATCTGGTGAGGTTTGATCTGCTCGCCAATGGACCTAACTGGGAGCAGCTCGGTGTCGACTTAAGGCTTTACGCCCGAACGGCAGAGGAACTGATGGTTGAGCTACAGCAGGCCAGAGAAATGGCCGGCACCGTCCTTCATGACCATATGGAGCACATAGGCATCAAGCCATCAGTGCTTCGCCGCTTGCCTATTCCAAGTGGTTACGTCGAGCCGGGCTGGGTGTGGGAGATGAACAGGATGGCGGTGGCCTGAGATGCCCGGTGGACGACCTTGCGAGTACACGCAGGACCTAGCAGACGAGATTTGCGGGCAGCTCGCTGAAGGTAAGTCGCTGCGAACGGTTTGCAAAGGCGAATCAATGCCTTCCGTGCCCACAGTGTTCTCGTGGATGAGGAAATTTCCACAGTTCCTTAAGCAGTACGAGATCAGCAAGGCGGAGTCGGCCGATTACCTCGCCGAAGACACGCTCGATATCGCGGATGACGGAACCAACGACTGGATGACGACCAACGATCCGGAGAACCCCGGCTACCGCGTAAATGGTGAGGCAATCGCTCGCTCACGCCTGCGTGTCGACACGCGCAAATGGATCGCATCGAAGCTCAAGCCGAAGAAGTACGGCGAGAAGCTCGACATCGCGCATTCAGGCTCCATCGAGACCATAAGCAGAGAGTCACTCATTGAGCGCCTTACCGGCCTTTACAGCGCAGCACATAGCCGCCTTGACGGAGATCGAACAGAGGGAACTGCTGGACCTGACCCTGGCCCTCCAACGTCTCACTGAGCGCGAGAAGCTCTACAGCTACTACCCGGATGCGGGGCCGCTGAGGCGGGAGCTGTATCCGAGGCATTTGGAATTCTTCGCGCACGGCGCCGTTCACAAGGAACGACTGCTGCTGGGTGGCAACCGAGCCGGCAAGAGCTTCGCCGGGTCCTACGAAGTTGCCTGCCATGCGATCGGCTGGTATCCGCACTGGTGGGTCGGGAAGCGATTCAGTGGACCGACGCAATGGATCGTTGCCGGTGACACAGCCCGCACGACGCGCGACATCATTCAAGAGAAGCTGCTCGGTCCGCCGGGCAACGCCGCCGAGCAGGGCACTGGAATGATTCCGGCCGCTCTTATCGCCCGGACGATTGCGAAGGCCGGCGTGCCGGATGCCGTCGAGAACGCGCACATCAAGCACAGCAGCGGCGGTTTATCGCTGGTGCAGTTTCGCAGCTACGACCAGGGTCGTGAAATATTCCAGGGCACGAGCCAGCATGGGATTTGGATCGATGAAGAGGCTGACCAGTCGCTGTATGTGGAAGCGCTTATGAGGACGATGACTACCGATGGAATTGTTCTCGCCACCATGACCCCCTTGCAGGGCCTGACGCCGTTGGTTCTCTCGTTCCTGCCTGATTGGAGCCCGACGCAGCAATGAATAAACGCGCCGCCAAAGCTGCTTACATGAAGCAGTGGCGGTTGGATAATCTCCAAAAGATGAGAGAGAGGGATCGCGTTCACTACGAAAAGAATCGAGACGCGATGGTTCTTCGTGCTAAGCAGTACAGGGAAAACAATCGCGAAAAGTACTTGCTTGGCAAGAGCAAAAGACGGGTTGCGAAGTACGGCTTGACACTAGCCGACTACGACAGAATGTCTGTCGAACAGGATGGGAAGTGCGCGATTTGCGGCAATCCAGAAACGTCCATGACGGCCGTTGGTGACAGAGCGCGCAAACTAGCTATCGATCATTGCCATACCGGTGGTCGAGTTCGAGCGCTTCTTTGTGGACTGTGCAATAAAGGGCTAGGTTGTTTTTTGGATTCACCAGATTTATTGCGCGCTGCTGCTCTGTATATCGAGCGTCATCGTGTCTAAGGCTGTAGTTTTTGCGGATTGGGACAGTAGTCCACACCTGAGCACCGCGCAGAAAGAAGCGTTGCTTGGAAGCATTCCGCCATGGCAAAGGGAAAGCAGAACTCGTGGCGTGCCCCAGCTTGGGTCTGGTGCCATCTTCCCGATCGCTGAGTGCGATGTCACCGTTGACCCGTTCGAGCTGCCGGTTCACTGGCCGCGTGCATTTGCACTCGACGTAGGTTGGGCGAGAACTGCGGCGATCTGGGGCGCTATCGATCGCGAATCAGAGACGGTCTACCTCTACTCGGAATACTACCGAGGGCAAGCAGAGCCATCTATTCACGCGACTGCGATTCGATCTCGCGGTGATTGGGTGCCAGGAGTGATTGACCCTGCTGCTCGCGGACGAGCGCAAGCCGATGGCCGACAGTTGATATCTGATTACCGTGATCTCGGGCTCAACCTTACGGAAGCGGACAACGCTGTCGAGTCGGGACTTTATTCGATGTGGGAGCGCTTGTCGGCGGGCAAGCTGAAAGTGTTTAAGACGTGCCAGAACTGGCTGATGGAATATCGAATCTACAGGCGAGATGAGAAAGGGCGAATTGTGAAATCGAACGACCATCTGATGGATGCAACCCGCTATCTCATTCTGTCGGGCATATCGATCGCCATCACCAAGCCCCTGCCCTACGACGACAAGCAAACCTTCATGAGTGACTTCGCTTGAGGCCCAAGCCTCGCAGTCGATCTACAGCCGGCCCAGTGCCGGCTTTTCATATCTGAGACCACCATGAGCCAAATACCTGACCAATTGAATTTCACATCTGGATCGTTCGATAACGACAACATCGTCAGGCTGAAGCGGCTGATCAGCCTGGGTAGCTACGTATCGGTTGCCGATCTTGAGACTCCGTCCGCATTGAATGCCGGGAAGACCGCCTACACCTCCGACGCCGGCCTGCAGGTCAGCGATGGGGTGAGTTGGGCGGCGGTTGGATTGGTGGCGCGCGAAGCGCCTTTTGCTACCGGAAACATCGCCGGCACTGGCAACGTCGCTCAAGCCGCCACATTCTTGGGCGGCACGTTTCGCGGCCCGAAGATGGTCGTCGTGTCCAATGGGCCGGTCTCCGAATGCCGCTTCCTGTTTCGCAATTTCAATGCGAACGACACCGCAGGTCCGGCTATTTACACCATCGGCTGCACCGTCGAGGTGGGAACGAATCAGGCAACGAGCCTGAAGTATCCGCTGACGTTCGCCGGCAAGCTCACGACGGTGATTGATCTGGGTGGGCAGATCTGGAGTGATCCAGTCAACATCGATGTCATCGCGGGCGATGCTGTCTATGCGCGAACGTTTCTCACGATACCTACAGTAGGTGCTGGGTACGCATCGACGTTCGTCTCCACGCTCGGCAATGGCGAAGGGTATGACGTATCGCAGACCGTGCCGCCAGACAATCGCAACTCAGGCACCATTACGCCGGTCGGCGACGCCAACGCCTACGGACCCGTCGCGGCATTGGGCTTGGTGATTGAACGCCCACGCGTGCTGGCTTTCGGGCTCGTTGGCGATTCGATTATTTCAGGTGTTGGGGATGAGGTAATCACTCAACTCTATCGCGGTGGTTGGGCAGTACGAGGCTTCAACAATCGCGTGCCGCTCTATCAATCCTCGCGCAGCGGTGCCACTGCCGTACTGTCTGTGTTGCTGTATCGAGGACGCACACATTTGCGCTATTGCGATCACGTGTTCACGGCGTACGGCGTCAACGACATCGCTGGTAGCACGGTCGCACAGATACAAGCGTATTGGCTTACTGCATGGCGCAGCATGCGAGCGATGGGGCCGAAGATTTGGCAGGTTACGATCACGCCAGTTTCCACGTCGTCTGACGGCTGGGTGACGACAGTTAATCAAACGGTTGGCGCAGCCAATTCGAAGCGCTCCGAACTGAATGACTGGTTGCGTGATGGCGCTCCCCTTGACCCGGCGGCGTTGACGGCAGTGACGAGCGGAACGGCGAGCGCTCTTCGCGCCGGCACATATCCACATCCGCTTGCGGGTTTCGTTGAACTCGCGGATTACGTCGAGACGGCGCGCAACTCCGGCATCTGGAAAGCAGCGTACACGGCGGATGGTACGCATCCGACAGCAGCTGGGCACATCGCCGGTAGCGCGACACTTGCCAGCCTGACGAGATTTGTCTAGGCCGGCTAGGCGCGACGATCTAGCTCAAGGACGCTCTCGCAGATGAACATGGTCGGCAATAGCTGAGCGGAGAACGATCATTACAACGATAGCATTCGATGGAAAAACACT